AGTAGTCCGGGCAAGAGTGCCGGATGATGTGGCCCAGTGGCTGGCCGCTCGCGCGGCCACCCGGAATCTCTCAGTCGGGATTGCCCTGCGGGAGCTGCTGGTTGAGCTGGTGGCGGCTCAACAGCCGGGGGGCACAAATGCCCCATGAGCCCCTGCCCGCATGGGCCGCCACCGCAGGGCCACGCGACGCCCGAGTCATATTCGTCGGAGAAGCCTGGGGAGAAGGCGAGTCCATGCTGCGGGAGCCATTCTGCCGGGAGTCGGGGAAGGAGTTCTGGCGGATGCTTGGCGAGGCCATGCCGCTTGAGCATCCGGAACTGTTTGCCGACGCCGAGCGACAGCTCAACAGCGGAGACGGCTGGATTGTGGCTAGACGGCCCTGGCTCGCGGCCACCCGGACAGCGTTTAGCAATGTGCTGGCGCTGCGGCCACCAGCGAACAAGCTGGAGGCGCTGTGCGTTGGCAAGAAGGAACTTCCCGAAGGGGGCAAGGGCTATCCGATGCCGGCACTGACCAAGGGAAAGTACCTTCGGCCGGAATACCTCCCAGAGGTCACACGGCTCTGGACCGAGCTGGAGGAAAGTCGGCCCAACTTGGTCGTGGCTCTGGGCAACGCAGCCCTCTGGGCTCTCTGCGGCCAGACCAACATCGGCTCGGTGCGAGGGACCATCACTGAGGCCCGGAGTCCGCTGTCAAGCTGGCGGGTCAAGGTGTTGCCGACATACCACCCCGCGGCCGTGCTGCGCCAGTGGGCCTGGCGGCCCATCGTGGTCGTTGATTTGATGAAGGTCCAGCGCGAGGGTGCGTTCCCGGAAATCCGGCGACCGGCCCGGCAAATCCTGGTCGATCCGACCATCGAGGAGGTAGTGGAGGCAACCGAACTGATGTTGGCGGCGCCACCGCCGCTGCTGAGTTGTGACACCGAGACCCACGGGGGCCAGATCAGCATGATTTCGTTTGCCCCATCGCCAGCGAGCGCGCTCGTGATCCCGTTTCATGATGCGCGGCATCGGTCGTACTGGGCCGAGCAGCATCATGAGGAAATCGCGGTGGAGTGCATGGCGCGGCTGCTGGAATCCCCCATCCCGAAGCTCTGGCAAAATGGAATGTATGACTTCCAGTACGTCATCCCCATGCGGATCAAACCGCGGGCCTGCCACCATGACCTGATGTTGCTGCATCATTCCCTCTATCCAGAGATGCGAAAAGGGCTCGGGTTCCTCGGTTCAGTCTACACGGATGAACCGGCCTGGAAGCTGATGCGCCGCGAACGACCTGACACGGAGAAAAAAGATGAGTGACTCGCCAGACGACGAAATCCGCCCGCTGGGCGAAGGCCCGGCCTCGTCCTTTGGCTGGCTTCGTCGGAAGGACCTGGAGGCCGAAGGCGGCCTGCAAGTCTGGGAGGCCCCAGACGGCCAGCTCATGCAGAGCATGAGTGAGCCAACATTGGCCCGTTGGCCGGGATTATTTTACAACCTGATTAACAAAGGGGAAAACAGTAAATGAGCGGCCAAACCATGATGCTCGAAGCAGAGCGCCGTGCGACAGCAGCCGAGGCCAAGATCGCCGGGGCAGCGCTTTCATCCGAACAGATCGGTTTTAGCTACCTGGCTTCTCCATACTCGCACCCAGACGGCTCGATCCGACTCCAGCGCTACGTTGGGGTAATGGATGCGGCGGCCTGGCTGGCTCAGCAGCGCCTTGTGGTTTACAGCCCGATTGCCCACTGGCACCCGATCGCAACACGACACTCGCTCGGGCTCGACGCGAAGAGTTGGGAACATATCAACAGCACGATGATTACATCCGCGACCTCGCTTACCATGCTGCTTATTCCAGGCTGGAGCGAGTCCGAGGGCATGTCGATGGAGCTGAGATTTGCCCGTGCTCGGGCGATGCCGGTGTACTGGCTCAAGCCGACGCCCCGTGGGTTTGACTGGCTGGTGAGGGCCCCAGCCCCGGCTCCGCCGACTCCGTTTGATGAGGTTCTGCTGACTGGGGCTACCGCCAAGGGGAATCCGTAGGATGCCAGTTGTTCAGACCGCCGAGCTGTCTCGCGAAGCGCCACTGTCGCCCGGCCAGCACCATCAGGTCTACTGCGGCCTGGACAGTTGCGTCACGCTTGAGATATACGAGTCGGTGCTGCGCCAGCACCAGCCCCCGGCGATCTACGATTTCGAGCGAGCCCTCCAGGGCCCGTATCTGGACATGATGCAACGGGGGTTTCTGGTGGATGAGCTTACCAGACGCCAGGTAGCTGCGGAGCTGGAAGGCCGGCTGGAAGCCCTTCGCGATTCCCTCGACGACCTTGCTCGGGCTGTGTGGGACCTCGGCCTGAACCCGCGTTCGCCCAAGCAGCTGCAGGAGTTCTTCTACTCGAAGCTGCATCTTCCAGAAATCTGGATTTCGCAGAAGGGCGAGCGCAAGCTCTCGCTCAACCGGGAAGTTCTGGAGAAGCTCGACCAGCTCTACCTGTTCGCCCGGCCGTTTGTGCGGCATATTCTGGCGATCCGGGACCTTGCGAAGCAGCATGAGGTCTTCACCACGGAGATTGACGGCGATGGCCGATTCCGCACTAGCTATAATATCGCCGGCACCGAGACAGGCCGGCCCTCTTCGAGCAGCAACGCCTACGGCACGGGCGGCAATGCCCAGAACATCCGTCCGTCGCTCCGCTATGTGTTTGTGGCCGACCCAGGCAAGAAGCTCTGTGTGATTGACCTGGAGCAGGTCGAGGCTCGTGATGTTGGGTTTTTCTGTGGCTGCTTGTTTGACGATTGGACTTTTCTCGATGCTTGCGAGTCGGGGGACCTTCACACGGCCAACAGCCGGCTGATCTGGCCAGAACTGGGCTGGACTGGGGACCTGAAGAAGGACAAGGAACTTGCCGGGAGGCTGTTCTATCGAGACTTCACCTATCGCGACATGTCGAAGCGCGGAGGCCACCTGTCGAATTACATGGGCACCGCGTGGACCGCAAGCCGCCACCTGAAGGTCCCCCTCCCAATGATGGAGGAGTTCCAGGCTCGGTATTGCCGAGGGGGCACTATCGGGGGCCGGGCTGTTGAGCCGGCATACCCAGCTATTCCGCGCTACTGGCAGTGGATCGCCCAGCAGCTTCAGACCACCTACTCCCTCACGACCCCATTCGGCCGGCAGCGGCATTTCTTTGGTCGCCCCGGCGACGACACGACGCTCCGCGAGGCCATTGCGTTCGTGCCGCAGTCCACGACCGCCGACCGAATGAACCTTGGGCTCTGGCGGCTCTGGCGCCACTTTGGGACTCGGATCGAGTTGCTGGCCCAGACCTACGACTCGGTGACTTTTCAGTACTCCGAGGACGAGGACGAACAGGCGCTGGTCACCAAAGCCCTTGAGCTGATCCAGATTCCCCTGGTGGCCCCGAACGGCCGACTGTACGTGGTCCCTGGGGAGGCCAAAACCGGCTGGAATTGGGGCGCGGAGGTTCTGCCAGCTGATCAGGAGAAGGCCCGCAAGCAGGGCAAGCAGGTGCCGAGACTCAACCCAGGTGGCCTTGCCAAATGGACGCCCGGCCGGGCTGACGCCCGGAAGCGCGCTGTTGGTCTGGCCCGTCTGATGGCCCCCCGCCCCTAGCCTGAAAAGTCACATGTTGATGCTGCGAAAATCATTCGATGAACTGCTGGGAAGTGCGGGGGGAACAACACCAGTGGAAGCGCCAGCTGAGTGGGACTCTGATTTGATCCGAGATTTCATGGACTATACCAGCGAGGTCTTGTCGCCGGAGGCCTTCCGGCTCTGGTCCGCCATTACGCTAGTGGGCGGGGCGCTAGAGCGCCGGGTCTGGGCCGAGACAGGTGACTATCAGACATTTGCAAACCTATATGTGCTTCTTGTTGCTCCTCCAGGTGTTGGGAAAAAGGTCATCGAGACGGTTCGCCAGTTGTGGACTGACGTTCGCGAGGGCGGGACTAAAAAGAAGACGTTCCATGTTGCGCCAGACTCCATGACAAAAGCCTCGCTCATTGATTCGCTGGCCAAAGCTGAAACGATTAAGCTGCTGCCTAATGCTCCGGCCTTCACGTATCACTCATTGCTTGTGCCTGCTGCTGAAATTGGCGTGCTAATGCCAGAGTACAATATGGAATATATTGGGATTCTGAACCAGATCTGGGACAATCTTGAACTCCATGAGGAGACCCGAAGGACCGGCTCGGTTCAGCACGTTGCCATCGAACGCCCGCAACTTACCATTCTGGGTGGAGCCCAGCCAGCGTGGCTTGCGTCGACCCTGCCAGATGATGCCTGGAACACTGGCTTCGGTCGACGGTTGCTGATGGTCTACTCCGGCGAGAAGCCAGTTCGAGATATTTTTTCAAAGAAAGAGAAGAAGGATGAACTGCGAGTAAAAATTCTAACTAAACTAGCAAAGCTTAGCCAGATTTGGGGGCCAGTAACTTGGAGTGCTGAAGCCTTCGAGTTCTTCCATCCGATCCAGCACGGGATTCCGCCCATTCCGACCCATTCCAAGCTAGCTGTTTACCTGAACACCCGGACCGAGTTGGCCATCAAGCTGGCGGTGATCAGCGCCATCAGCCGAGCCTGCGCCATGCGCATCGAGCTGGCGGATATTCGCCGCGCCATTGCCTGGCTGACCGAGGCCGAGCAGTGGATGCCGGACATCTTCCGGGCGATGATCGGCCGCAGCGACCGCGATGTGATGGACGAGCTGCACCTGTTTGTCACAGCCAAGGGCTCGACGGCCAAAGGCCGC